TTTCACGATTCCATTGTTCTATGTTCCACTCATTTTGCTGTTTGGCAAGGTTCAAATTCCAATCACGATTCTTTTGGTTTTCCTCTTTTTGGGCAGCTATTTGTTTATCAATATTCTTATTTTGACTACGGGCACCAAAAAAAGAACCAATGGCACCCAAAGGATTGAGCGCCAAGTTAGTTACAAAATCAGCCATAATTAACCGAATTTACGTTTATCAATTTTATGTGCCTTAAGCACTTTATTTTTGGAAACTTGTTCAAGTTCCCAAAGTTCACACATATCAGCAGAACGTTTAAATACGGGTTCAACGTCCCAAGATTTAGCAGAGGAAATAGAATCACCTTCAAGGAACTGTTTTTCATTCGGAAGATTAACGGCAATACCTCTATCCGTCAAATCCTTGATATTTTGAGGAGTAAGAGCAAGATTAGGTTTAGTAATCTCATAATCAACACCTATTTGAAGTTTACAGGTAACAGGCTTAATTTGAGCCTTCATAATTCTTTTTGCCATAATAAAAAAATTTAAGATAAATATTTTAGGGGTATAGCACCGCACGCCTTAGCGTGCTGAGGTTCCGTCGACGGATATCAAGGTACTAGACGTTAAGAGGTGCTACGCGCACCTAATTGTACCTCTCGACGTTCAAACGCCACGCAGGCTCTTACCATTCGGATAATAACGTACACGCGTATAATACGCGCGCACGCTATAAAACAAACTAATCGAGCCGCGGAATAGCAACACGGGCAATAGGCAGTTTACAAGTAATGTCAAACCAAATTTGGCCGTAAATCTTATCCGTAGTTTCAGTAACTGCAAACACATCAGTAACCTGTTCAGGGTCAACAATCAAGAAGTTTTGAGAAAGTTGCGGTTTTTGGTCAAACACACGATGCATAAGGAAGTTGCTCAAATTTGTACGGAACAAACCGTGTGCAACATCATATTTTTGAGCGAACTCATACCACGGGCGATTGTAACCAAAAGTTTCAGTAAGAGAATCAGGATTATCATTATATGCTTGAATAGGGCATACCTCATTATATTTAATAGGCTGAAAGCCAATCAAGTTAAATTCGGGCTGATAATGTTCCATGAGACCACGATAAGTGAAATGTTTCGGTAACAATTGGGTATAAACAGGTAGGGGAGTGACAATAAGAAGACCCATTATTATAGATTCTTCATCACAGAAGCACTCTATATTCGCATTAGCTTCACCACGGACACCAGCAAGACCAGCTTGAGAACCGAGTGCCTTAGCATACTCATTTGTTTGTCCTTGTACGTTTTGGTCTACTGCTTGGGTAACGCTATTAACATCAATATCACGAGAAACACCGCCAAAAAATTCGGGCATAAGCAAATCAGCATAACGTACTTTTACGTCAAATCGACCTTCTACGATATCCTTGTAGGAATAGCCTTTACGCATATTCAGTTCGAGGAACTTTTGATAACAATTAACCATACGAAGGTCAGGAATAGAAATACCGGATGTTGCAAGGTCATACAATGAACGGGCTTGACGTACTTGAGTACCGTTATCAAGTTCTACGTACTCAACACCTTCTAGACCTTCATCAGATTGTGTAAAAGAAAGTCCGTACTTTTTACCGTCTTCATCAACAAGAGAAGTTTTTACCAATTCTGTAGTTGTACCGTCTTCATTCCGGACAGTTTGCGTATACGTAGTAATACCAACTAGTGGGGCATTGCCTTGTTGCGGAGATTGAACAGCAGTTGTTAAGAAATCCTTTTCCCAGTTAGCATAACGAAGTTCATACAAAGTATTATCAATACCACCTTCATCCGTAGGAATCCATTTATTATACTGAACTTGTCCGTTCAAATAATAGGGATTATTACGATTGTCACGGATAAATGAGTTATAAATACCTTCATAGGCACGAAAAGCATAAGCAAGGATTTTTTGTTGTTTATCCTTATTATTTACATAAAACAGAGACCAATGGAAAAGATTAATTTGAGCGTGCAGCGTTCTTTTTCGGATTTGATTACCGTGACGATTAATTTCATGAAAC